ATCAAAAATCCCGGCATTGCCTTTCCCGCTGTACGCGGGGTGATGTCTCCGTACACGTTCATGGTGTACCTCCTGGCCGGTAGTTATCCGGCAAAGTTTCGGCTCCTAAGGATACCGGTTTTTTCGTGGTGTCGGTGCTGAAAGCACTGAAACTACGGGGTCTAGCCTTATTTTATGCTGCAATCTTTAATTTTTTAGCTTCTGCTTCAAAGGCGGCGTCAAAATCATCGGGGTCATCTTCAGACGTTACCGACGTGCGCACCGTGTCTGTAACCTCCATACGCTTCAATCGTGCCGCAGTCTCCTGCTTCTTTACGTCCTCCGCAGCCTTTGTCGGGTCCGGTGTCTGGATACTCGCTCCGGTCGCGGTCTTAAACGTGCTGAACAGTTCTACGATCTCAATGGCACTGCCATCAGCCAGAACCTTCGTGTATTGCGGTTGCAAGAACTTCGGTTGTGTCTCGATCCACTTAACCACATCCGGATAAATCTTTTCAGCGTCGGCGTGTGCGGTATAGATCGTGTTATAGTGCTTCTCCTCCGCTGAGAGGTTGGCGGACTCGATAACTGGTGCGATCTGGCCCTTGAGTGCCTCTACAGTCGTGGTCAGCAGGGTCTTGACATCCTCCAGCTCTTTCTTCAATCGATCTTCTCTCGCTGCGTGCTCCGGCCAGTCCTTGCGATACTGTTCTTCGGCAGCGATCTCTTCCGGTGTCCGCACTATAGCGGCAACGGGTTCTTCCTTGACGGGCTCTACCTTCGTAGCGGCTATCGCCTCGGCGACTAGCGCCTTTATATCTACTGGAGGGTCAGCATTTTGTTCAGGTTCGGGGTCAGTCTTTTGTTCAGGTTCGGGGTCAGTCTTTTGTTCAGGTTCGGGGTCAGTCTTTTGTTCAGGTTCGGGGTCAGTCTTGGCGTCACCCTCCGGCTGAGTAATTTCGTTACTCAGTCCCTCGTCAAACCCTGCGCTAAAGAGATCATCCGCCAACGCCTCAGTGTCGGTTCCTACGGCTTTTAGGCTCACGTTAAAAGCTCCTTTCAATATTGGTTTTCAAGTAACTACATTTTTAACACATTGTCAAGTCAAATATCTACTCACTTTTAATTTTTTTGTACTGCAAAGATGTCAAGTAATTCACTGATCTCCTTGATGCGTCCCTGCGTCCCCGCGTCAAGTTCTTTACTGAGTCTGGTGCGCTCCAGTTCGATGCGTACTACCAGGTACTCGAACAGGTCTTCGCCGACACTACTTGGCGGCAGCTTTTCTTTCAGGTTTTGCAGCAGCTCCTTCTCCCTTTCCTTTAGGTGTGATCTGGTCGAGAAGTAGCTGGATCGACTGTAGAGCGGTGGCATCTTTGGCTCCTTTCGCTTTGGCAAGATTCAGGGCGATCTTAGAAAGCCCGTCCTGTACTTTAGTAGTGATGGTCTGAGCGATCTCTTCCGCCTTGGCGGCTTTCTCCTGTGCTGCGGCCAGCTGGAGCTGGGTCTTGCTCTCATCCAAACCTTGCTGTACCTGGGCTGCACGTGCCTGGTTCTGGTCGTACTGCGCCAGCTTGGCTTCGGCCTCTTTCTTCGGCAACAGGTATTTAGAGGGCAGGTCGCGGGACAGCAGCCGATCCTGCAACATCTCGCGCTCATCTAATTGGGTGCGTTCCCGGTCGGTGAGTGTGCCGTTCAGTTGGTCGAGGGCGGCGCCACGTACCTCTTTAGCCACCAGAGACAGGTTGCCTTTAGGCATCACTTGAAAATCACCCTTGATGTCCGCCTTCTCGTTAAACTCCATGTTCCATTTAACCAGACTGCCTATGAAGGACTTTACAAAGCGGTCAAAGGAGCGCACGTCATCTTTCGTCACCATATCCCCGCCAGCGCGCATCATGGACATATTATTACTGGTACGGAACGCCTCGCCTAAAGGCTGTGCGTCACCCATCGTCCACGACTGGAGGTGGCTCTCGGTGTCGAACACACGCACGAAGTTATCGCGCAGTGCTAACAGCTCAGATGTGTGGTTGGGTATGTCGTAAATCCGGATGGCGGGATAGTTGGCTTCGTTGCCGTCGCCGTGACGGTGGATGGTCATGCCGCCAGATATCTTGCCGACGTTGCGGGAGGTATCCAGCAGGTCGTCGTTGACCTCCTTGATGGAGCTGGCGCTATCGGCCATGTTGTCCATGATAGCGCGGTCGATAGCGCAGATTTTCATCTGTGAGTCACGTAACGTCTCCACCTTGGCTGAACCGGTCAATGGGCCATCCTCATCCTCTTCAGGAATGAAGGCGTGGAACATGTCGGAAACTTTATCTCCAAAAGGTGCGGTGTCAGCCTTGATGACGACCTCACCCAATAGCCAGATGTCGGCTAGAATATCCTTCCCGAGCGCCGTACCTGGTACAGTCACCCCGATATCAGCCAACTCCTGTGCCGAGATATAGCCGTACCAGCGAATGACCTCGAACTGGCGCACTTCAGTGCTGGCGGTGGTCTGGTCAGTCTGCTTGATGCTGTTCAGCTCCGCCTCGAAGCCGCGTGCCTTGTAGTTGCCACTGGTGTGCTCTCGCAGGTACTCATTGATTTCATCGCTGAGGAAGTCGCTGCGTTTGGCGAGTGCTCGCAGCCCTTGGCGTGAGTATGCCTTGCGTACAAACAAACCTTCCTGGGTATCCCACGTTTGTGCGGATAGGTCAGGGTAGACATCCCACGCCTTGAGGGTGCTGTAATAGGGTCGCTTGAGTTCCTTGGACACCGCCGCGAAGTTCCCTTGTTCGTCCGGCTCCCACACGCGCTCGGTCTGAGTCTTGACCTGCGGACCCTCGACGACGCCAAAACCATAGATGCCGCCGCGCCGGATGACTTTTTTGCATAGCTCGGGATAGTCGATGCCTTCATCAGAGAGCTGATCCTCACACTCCATAGTCATGCGGTCTGAGCGTTGCTTGGCCAACTCCTTGACTGCCTGCTCGATCATCTCACTCGTGACTGGTTGCGGCTCCTGCTGCGACTGCTCGGCAATCAGTAGTTGCTGCTGTTCGAGGGTCGTAATTATGTTGGCCAGATCCGCCTTGGAGATATTGGGGAATGGTGACGGCTCCAGGCTCCAGTTCTTCTCTTGGGCCGGGAACATCATCTCCATGATCTTGGCCACCCACCCCACGATCTTGGTGTGGGTATCCTTGGGGTAGACCCTCGACATGCCCTCGGGGATCTTGATCTCGGGATCGTAGATAGCTTTGTATTGGCGCAGGTTGCGCAGCCATTGCAGTTCAAGCGTATTGCGCTCTCGGGCAAAGGTCTCGAACTTACCCCACATGCGCTTGCCGAGGGCCTCCAGTTTTTCCTTGTCGGTAACTATCATAGTGCCTCCCGGCTAGTAGCCTGCGTATCTGTCTGCGGGTTGGTGTGTGTGCTGGGTCGTATTGGTGCTTCTGGTGCGTACAAAATGTGTGGGGTCGTAGTTCTTGCCGAGAATGAACAGCGTGCCGTACTGATCTGCCTCACAGACATGACTCCATTTATTCTTGTCCGGCGCATCCTTGAACTTGCCATCGGCAGTCTTCTGCCGTGTATATCTGTACTTACTGCGCAGCCCCTCGATCAGCATTTTACACTCGTCGTCATACTCAATGCCTGGTTCGCCGTCCGGCCACCAGTTGCGGAATGGTTCGTCCAGTGCGTTGATCCGTGCCGTAGGATCGTTGGTGGCGGCGCACTTGACCGCGTTGCCGGAGTCAGGCATATCGGTGACATATATCTTCTTCAGCAGCTTCCTGATTGAATCGTCATCAGTCTCATTTTGCCTCTTCCATGCAGGGTCGCCGATAAAGACCAGCGGGTTATTCGGGAAGTAGTTTTTGATCGTAGGCCAGAGTTTTGTGGAATTGAATGTTTTGAAACCCATGTCGAAGCCTACCGCCTCGCGCAGCTTTCTGAGCCGCCCGTCTCGCCCCAGCTGCATGAATACCGCCGCCGGGTTACGAGCTGAATCAATACCGACAATCACAGGTAAAAAGGGGTCGATCTGCAAGCCGCGTTTCTTCCTCCGGTCATACTGAAACGACTTCTCATAGACCGGCTTGCCAGACTGGCTTTTGGCATATAGGCCGTGAACATAGACATCAATCCATGCCTGCGACTTGCCCTTGGAAAGTTCCTCATAATAGCCTGGTCGCAGATTCTCAATGTTCTCCGCTTCTGGTGATAATCCGGATGGCTGCTTGAACGCATCAACCTGAATAATGGAGTTTTCTTCGTCCTCCACCTGTGGCAACCCCTCCATAAGTTTGTAGTGATCAGAGTCGATCTCTGGAGGGTTGGTGGTGTAGATGATCCCTGAGCGATACCTGAATCCTTCCGGAAAAGCGTCGGACTTGCTCTGCGACGGAAATCGTCCACGTCTCCCCTCAAGGTCAGAGAGCAACGGCACTGGGATCTCGCGTGCTTCCTCGACCCAGACCCATGTTACCTGGAGGGAAAGAACGCGTTGCACGTCCTCGGGCGTATCCAGTGAACGAAAAAGCCATTTGGAGCGCACGTCGTTGAAGCTGAACTCCATCGCCATGTCGCTCTCTTTCCACTTATATATCTCGACTGGTAGCAATTCGCGTACAGACGCCAGAGTTGTATCCTTTAGCTGCTGCTTGGTATTTCGTACTACAAGCATTACGCTTTCGCGCAGTCCATTTGCGCCTTGGGGCATCAGTATGCTCTGGCGTAGCAGCTCGACAATCGCTCCGGAGGTTTTGCCCCCGCCGACTGGCCCCATTAGAGCACGCATAGAGTGATCTGAGAGCATAAACTTCCGCACCGTCTTGGATGGCGTATAGTTTAGCCCACCTATAGCCATTACTTCTTCCCCTCATAGCTGATACAACAATCCCAAGGCTGGCGACTACTAGCTGTCAAAGAGCACTTCCTGATCTTGTTTTGGTGGAACTTACAGCCCTTGCAGGATTTCATTTATCCATCCCTTCATACCCTTTCAGAATTAACCGCAACTGCTCCTCAGCGTCCTGACACAGTAAGAGATCCTGCGTCATCGTCTTGATTATGGTCGCCGACGAGGTAGTCTCGGGCAGAGCAGCCGTCCGGTAGATAGTCAAGCTGAGTGGTGGTGGCGCCGGGCAACGGGTTATGTAGATCGTATCCGTACAGCCGGTCATCAGTAAACACAGTAGGAGCCATCTCATTGATTCCTTCCTTTCAGTATTTTGAGCGCCTGTGTGGTCGCGTCGCTGCAATCCTCAGGCCAGTTATCAAACATTTCCTTGAGCTTCCGGGCGGTGTCGGCCTGTCTCTTTTTAGTCTTCGATAGCTCCACGGTTGTGGCGGCCAACCTCGCATCTTGCGCCTTGGACACCGCTGTGATTGATGCGAGCTGATTCTTCAGACCTTGCCCTTCAAGCTGAGCAGCCTCAAGCCGAAACATCTGGAAACGCAAGAATAGGCTTACTCCTGCGAGCACGGCGAGCAGTAGAATACAGAACGCCCTCCACGGGTTATCGGTGACGAACTTGATGGCTAGGTAGGCGAGTTCCATTACTGCGCTCCTTCAGGTGCTAGCTTGGTTTTGGAGTAGGCGTCGATTACAAAGATGCCTGTGGTCAGCATAACCCACTCTGCGCCTGCGATAAAACCGCTGACCAGTAAATAAGTAGCAACGACCCAAGCCACGTATTTTTTTGCTATGAAGGTTTCTGCCAATCTTTTTAATCTTTTGAGCATCTTAGCATCCCCTATACTTATTTGGATCTCTCTGCACACTGATTGCACTTCTCGCAGTCGTAATCGTCGGCAACGAAACCACCTATCTGCTTGCAAAACTTAGCCATGTCCAGCTCCTTGAAATAGAGGTATAAAAGCCAATTCTGGTGATTGACCAGAGATGCCAAGTACTCAAGCGACTTCAATTTTCCCATCCAGCCAGAGAGCTTGTTGTGCCTTCCAGTTCGGATCTTCGTAGTGGGGTGAGTCCGGGATACTTTTGAAGTCGTACCCGCAGCGCAATCCCAGTTGCTCACCTATCCGGTGCATGGCATTCCAAACGTCGTCTGGGGCTTTCCACCACAGGGTTCCGTCCTCTTTTTTCGGGCATAGGTCAGCAGCAAGACCAAAGTTGTGAGGTGATTGGCCGCCTTTGGCTTTAGTGACGATATTACCTGGAGCTGTTCGGCCCTGAGCGTAGAGCTTGTCTTGTTCCGCAATAGTTCGCCTCCCAGATGTAACTATGGTGCGTATACCCATGATTAGTAGTTGTGCTTGTAGTTGGATGATTTTAACTTTGAAATCCGACTCCAATGTGTCGATGGCTCTCATTTACCCGCCTTTCCGGCAGACTGTGCTGCCTCGATAATGCCGTGCTTGATGGCCCACGCGATAACAGTCACCAAACCTGCACCAATCGCCGCCAGAAACGCGTATCCAACTGCCAGTATTCCGCCGTTGATGGTTCTGATAGTTCGCTTCAACAGGGCGATCTCAGCCGGCTCAAACCCCATCGCGCATGACTTGTGACTTACCGCTTGCACGACCTTAGCGATAATTAGTATATCGTCACGCGTTAGTGCATTACGCCGTTTCTCACCACCTTCTGGTGCGTCAGTCAGTTCGTCCATTATGTCTTGTAGCTCTGTGAGGTCAATGTTGATCGGCCCTGGCATGCGTGACCTCCGTTTTACTTTAGTGTGGCATCATCGCCCTCATCGGGCTGTATTGACTCTTTCGTGTGTCCCTGATCCCAGAAGAAAAACTTATCGATAATTGTCGCGAAGAGCCGTTCTAAATCATCCCGGCGCTTGCCTACTCTTGATGAAATATATTCGTCGCCGTCTCCAAGGCAGATGGCGTTCAACAGGCAGTCCAGGCCGAGCAAAGTATGCTTTAGACCTTTGCCAAGATTACGAAAGTATGAGCGCAGGAAGTTCATTGATAAGTTCCTCACTCGTCGGTATTGCCCGCAACGCATTCTGGCAAGCGTTCAACACGTCATAGCACTTCCGCCAGCAGCCATCGCGCCAATCACAGTAGGCCAAACCCTCAGCGCTGAACACGGGATCGGTCGAATTGCTATAAGAGCAGGCCGAAAGGATACCATCATACATCCTGAGCCTCGCGCCTTCGTCCAAATGGCACTGGACGGCGGATTGCAGCATAGATATGATCCTTTGTTCTTCGGCCAAAGCTTGCGCTGCTGCTTCTTCCGCAGTGAGATCGGGGATGTCGTATATCTCGACAATCTCTTTCCCGGTCGAGCAGTCCATAATCATTCTAGTTGCTTGTGCCATTGCTATTTCCTTTTGTACAGTCGTAAAATTGATCCAATTTTTATGCCGTTAGCGACATCTCCTACAACGGTAATACTGGTTATGTTGGTTATTGTGGCCGAATATTTAGCTATAGATACATAGTTGATCAATGCGTCTAGTCGCATCGTTTGACCTTGGATTACGCCATACCCCCCTATTCTGGTTATATTGGCAGTGCCAAATAATACAGTCTGGGTCGTGGACATATCGCCCAGTTTAGCAAAGTTGTCTGTACTAGCTATATACGCCGTTGTAGCAAACGCGACCAAATATTGCTGTTTGTACCCAGTTGATGACGCATCACCATTAAATCTGATTGAGATTGTATTTGTACTGGTATTTACAGGTAACAGTTCGACTACCAGTACATATCCGCCGTCAGTATTCCCATCCAGGCCCGAGAATGTATAGGATGTCACATCGCTGCCGGATATGATTGTCTCGGCTTTTAAGAGGCTTCCTAGTGTCACCACCGAAGCAAGTGTCGCTTTCTTATTCGCGCCTGCTTGCAAAATAGGTATAAAGTCCGCCCCTGTTGGAGTTACTGTCATATCTGCGCTAATCTTGGTATCCGCCATTTATGCCTCCCGCGCAAAGCGCGTACCGTCTTCTCGTAATATATATTCCGCATCCTCACGAAGAAATGCATTAATTGCTTCTGCTATCGTCAATGGTTTAACTATTCCACCGACTAAAGTGTATAGCGTGAGGTCTTTTATTGTGCCGTCAATTAATGCTTTAAATGCTGTGAACTGCTTTAGTTCCCCATTGATTAGAGTATATAAGCTGCTACCTCCCTCTGGTGGTGTTGCTGATTCTACCCACACAATCACCGGCTCATATACCTGCCAAGGATTAGCTGAGATGAGGGTTATTTCGGCGGGGGAGAGGGCGCGGTTGTAAATGGAAACAAACTGTATCAAACCTCCGAAAGATTGAGATATAGTCACTCTCCGTCCGAAATACACGGGGATGGAACCACTCAAACCTTTTAGTGTGCCGGTCAGCGTACCTGTTTTGACTGCGCCGTCTGACCACAACGATAAATTTGTACCTGCGGCTGTGACGCACTGAGTAAATAAGGTATTTGCATTCACGGCGTTGTCAGCAGTGACCACAAAGGCTGATCCAGCCGTGTTAAAAGCAATAAATCCCGGTTTACTTGTGGTTTCTATTCGACTCTGGAATACCCTGTTTGATGTCCCATCATCCTGATCCATGACAGAACGGATGTTCGCTGTCCCGTCATGGGCTTGGATGCTAAATACAGAGTAGGCAGTACTACTAGGTACAGGTGCCGTAGCATACTTGGATGTATCCCGATTAAACAATAAGCCATGGGGCGACCATAGCGGATTTAGTAATGATGCCACCCCGCCCAACCCTGAAAAAGCTGAACTCCCCACGCCCTCATTAAACGCCCACACGCCCACAAGCCCCTGCGCAAGCGGATTACTCCAATCAAGCGGAGTACCGACAGGAGGTTTAGTGGTATGAGGTATGCGAATTGGTTTTATCGCCATTAGATGCTTATCCCATTTTTCCGCACATAGACATTGGGTGTATACGCACCCGCTGTGGTCGCCCCTTTACGCACCTCTACTCTATATTTGTATGGCCCTGTCAACATAATTGACCGACGCTGAGTAGTGTTGAGGACGTATGGGATTAAACCCACGGTGAACGCCACTGAATCAGCATTTTCCGAAGATAAATCCGGTGTACAAATAATGCGGAAAAACATATCACCGCCAGTTGCTCCAAACGCCGCCTCGACTTGTATGTGTGCCGACTCGCCAGGATTGAGTGTGTCCCATTGCGTGAAGTGATTTGTGGCAACGTAATCAGCGTCAACATTGGTTGTTTCGGATAAACTTGTGTTCAATCCAGTCAATGTTACTTTATCGTTCCATGCCATTTTATGACTCCTCTACGGCGTATAAACGCCGATTATTGAACCGTTGCCGTCAAAGTCTCCAGCTACCGGCGTAGCGGTCATTAATTTGATCTTGCGTACTCGTTGAGTGGTGTAGTCATCACCTGGATTGCCTAAGTCGTCAACAGATTGTGCCAGCTCTTGCAGGGTGTTAGCGGTGTCAGCGAGGTTGCCTGTGCCGTCCATTGGGATGAAAGTATTTATATCCGTTGGTTTATTCTTAATATAGTCAGCTTCGGTATCTACTGACTGATCCCAGTCAGCCTGCACATTCTGCTCTGCTGTTGTCGGTGCGTGCGCTGCTTGAGAGTGATCGTAGGCAGTTTTACCTCTATCGCCGCGATAGGCGGTGGTGGATGTTTCGCCTAAAGCTACGAGAGATGGCAGTTGGCTGGATGGTACAAACCCCCCAACTAGATCCGCTTTATTACTCAGGCCGTGAACATTAGTAAGTGCGGCATGGGTGGTGACTGTCCCAAATGGCTCCGCCCCAACTTGCGTGGCTGTAACGCTGTGGGGATTTGTTGTAGATGTGATGTGGCTCTGGATGTTGGTATTAGCCGGCTCGTAAGTTCCTGTGTGGTTATGTGTCGTTAGGGCTTTCGCATCCAAAGCGTTCTTAAGATCAGTCTGATCTGCAAGAGTACCGACGATCCCGCCCCATACTCCACCACCTCCACCTCCACCTCCAGTCGCTACTGGTATCCGCGCGATGATCGTTTGGGGTGAAGTCTGGGTAATCTCGATAGTCGGCTGTCTTTGCTGGATGATTATGGCTGGAGTGGTCATGGCGCCACCGCTATGATAAATGATTGGCCGGTAACAGTCTGAGCCGAGGCGTTGCTGATCCGCATCCTGGCCGCATATCGCCCTGCGATTAAGGCAGATAAGTCGATAGTGTAAACTCCGGTCAGCGGAGCGGTAATCACAATCGGGTAGTTGACAGTGACACTATCCGACCCGGTAACGTCCAGTGAGAGAGTGTATCCGGTAATATTAAGCACCGACCCATCCTCATTGGTAAGCGTGCCTGATACCGGCAAAGTGTTGCCTACAGTGAGCAGGAGTGGGGTGGAGTATGCATCAGCACTGAGCGGATTGCCGCCAAGTTTGAAGTCGATCCACTGGAGAGCTGTAAGCGCACCTGACGGAAGTGGTGCTGTGAAGGGTGTTACATACGGGACATTGACCTCACACAGATAGTAGGTCAGCCGATCGCCTCGGTCGTTGGGCCACAGAGCAACTGAGAACAACCCACCTGCGTCAGTGGTGGCAATCTCCTTGACCGGAGCAACCCGCTCGCCGGTCAGAACGTCCCACGCATCAGTCGGCGCCTTGTTGGCATTGACCAGCGTGAACGTGATCTTTTTACCGACCAGCACAGTCCCGTCAGGAGCGACCAGCGCATCTCCGGTATTGGTTATAGTACGAGTGGTGAGTGCCATCTAAGACTCCTGGCCGGTGATTATCCGGCGAAGGGTTTGAGGTGTTTACAAATTAATCTGTATATTCACCATGTTAGCGTTCTGACTGGTTGCGGCTTTATCTTCTTTTGGCTCCAACCCGCCCAGCTTGGCGACTGTCCTGAATGTGTCCATCTTAGTGGTGAATCCCAGCTCAGGGTCGTGCAACTTGGCGTCGATCTCACCCAGGAAATCTTCGGCAATACTGGCGCACAGCCGCTTAAAGGTTAGGCCATTATCGCGCACCTCTTTGGCAGCCCCAGCCAGCGCACGCCGGAAGGCCAGCGTCATCGCCCACTGCTGATAGTCCTCAGCGGAAACGCCATGCCGGAGAAGCACCTGCTCGTGTGTCTCCACACCCATCGCCAGATCAATAGGTAAGCGGGTTGGCCAGGGAGTTAAAGGTGGTGCGGTGGTAGTCACAGGGAGGTTTGTGTCGTCGGAAAAAGGGTCGTAAATCTGACGAGTATCGTCAATATAGGCCGCTCCACCTAAAGCCAGTTCAGGCAGGGGTGCGAAGGGCAGATTCAGTATGTCGTGCGCATGTGTGTTCATGCGCCCCACTGTGTAGCATAACTATGTTGGAAGTCAAGAGAAAAATGTGTGACTTTTTAACTTGGTGGTGTGTTAATTTAGTACATGGAAAGTTCTTTACATTACTTTTTTGTGGGTTGGAATTTTCTGAGGGCTGTGATTTTTCACAACAAAATCAAATAGTTAGGAACTTTACAACCTCTTTCTGTGAACTCCGTGTATTTCGCAACCCATGATAATGGGTTGGGGGTGGTGCGATCAGCACCCCCCAACTGCTTTCCATAAAGTGAGCGTAGCGAATTTACTTAATGCTGTAGATTGTATGACGTACGAGAAGCGAAGCGCGTCGTGATTTGGTCGCCTGTTGACGTAAGCGGAGCGAGCGTGAACGTGGTAGGCGATTTACCTAATCCCCGAACGAAGTGAGGGGCGCGAAAACACGGACACAAAAAAGCCGGGTGATTAGCCCGGCCCTGGTTGATTTATTCCTCGTTTATTGCTGTCTAAGTATCAAAATAACTACTGTTCCCAGCGCAATTAACAGGATCATAAACATCTCACAATCCAGCGACCCCACAATGCTGAGCGTTCGTTGCGCCTGGCGGTAACATTGATGTAAACTTTATCATTGATCTGCGAGGAATGCATAACGGCGGTGCCGAAATAACGACGTGCGCGGTCCATATCTGCCTTTAATGCTGCTCTGAGTTCTGCGCCGGTTATGCTCTCCGGCGTGCCTATGGGCGTTATCAGTATATCAAAACCCATGTTGAGTATATATCTTTTGTTGTTTTTGATTATCATGGTGTGGGCTCCTGATATTCTGGGTTTGTCTCCCGTCCGCGCGATATCTTGAATGGAAAGGGGCAGTTTTCCTGGTATGCTTTGCGGTTCTCTTTAAGCTCTGCCCTGGTAGCTTCAAAGCTTTCATACTCCCAACCGTGGCCGTAATTAACGTATATCTTCCAACCATACAGGTATTTATTGACGCGCTTTTTCATCTTATTTACCCTCCTGATTTCCGAAGAGCTGATAAAACTTCTCGCAACTGATCCAGCGCGGCGTGCTGTCGTGTGCTGGTATTATCTCAATCATCGGTAAATCAATCTTGCTGACCTGACAAACGTCGGGGAACGGGCCTTTATACGTCTTGCCTACTACCGGGAAAATATCAACTGTAATTTTCATACCTCTAAAACCTCCTCCCCCTAATGCTATTAACAAGATCATCCTTCCACCTCACTAATCACCCGCTCAATCTGCTTGATTGTGCCTGGTATGTTGTAGGTCTGGAACACAATCCCGCCGCCGTATTGCTTATTGTGGTACTTGCGGCCATGGATCTGGTTCATAAGCTTGACTGTCCGAGCGTATCTTCCGCTAAACTCTTCTGTCCTCCAGCTCTCCGGCTCGCATTGCAGGAAATGAATCACGTAACGCGGGTTGCCGTAGCTATCCGAGTTTACTCGGGTAAAATCTTCTTCTTTTATCATCTGTAAAACCTCCAATATAAATTAGGGTTGCTGCTAACATTGTAAATCCACTGACCACAGCGCACTAAAAGTCCCGGTAATACTGAAGCTGGGAAAGTCTTTGAACCTGTAAGCATTGCAGGCCTTAGCCGTTACACATCTCATAACCCTAAAACCCTCTTAAATTGAGATATGAAGCGCTCTATTTCCCCCCTGTTTATGGTATGACAGCCCGCCCTAACCTCACCTGTGTCTGCTATGGATGTCAACTCAAAATGCCCAAGCGGTATTTTGTGGCCGTTGGTGTGATATGGTGCAAAATGGATCAACCCTTGGGCCATTTTAACGTCATTTACATAATATTGCCGGGATTGCCAAAACCTAAGCGCCCTAATTGCATGGTCAAGCGGGCATTCCGCACCCTGGGAGGTGACAACAACGTCGCCCTTGATAGTAATTTGATCCTGGCCATAAACCCTGAACGAGCTGGGGAACCTGCCGGCGCCGGTCATCAACCATAAATTATACCGGTCTTGGTCCTCGATCCGTTGCAGCCGTGCAGCCTCTGCTCTGCGGGCCTGGGCGGCTTTTTCCTGCTCTGCTACCTGCTCTGCTACCTGGGCCGCGTACTGCGCAATCTCCTCAACGTTCACCGCCGGCAAGTCAGGAAGGTCTAAGCCGAACGCTTGACAAACTTTGAATATCTCATCACGTCGAGCATTGTACACCTGCATGGCAGATAGTTTCGTGGCCTGTCGCCTGCGCGGCCCGAATGCGCCTTTGAGGTTGCGCTCTGCCTCATCAATTGCTGGTTGTATCATCTCCGCAATAGTTCGCCTGTATGACCTCCAGCGGGTGAATGCCGGCGTATAAAACCGGTTGATGTGTCGTGTCGCATACCGGGACGCACTAACATGTTTTGCTGTCCTGGGCGTCAGGCCCTCGCTGCTCAAAAATGCCCACGTATTGCCGCCGGTGTCCGTCTCCAGTTGGGCAATAACAGTAGTGTGCGAGTACAGCAATTTACCGTCAAAACTCACGTTTGAGCCGTTGCGGGCGCTGTCTTGGCTTTGGTGTGCCCAAATGTGGATCACCTGGTCTGTCGGGTATACGTGTCTCTGTCTCATTTTCTCAACTCCTTTTCCATCGTAGATATAAAAATTAGTGCTGCTTTGTAGTCGGGTCTGTCTGTGCGTGCCGCTAGATCGTCGGGTGAGCCGGTGAAGCAGCCGGTTTTTAGTGTGGTTCGGCTCGCGGTAATAAATACCTGTAAACAGTCATTGCGACTACCGATATTGGTTATTGCAAAATATTTTAGCAGTAGCTCGTCTCCGTATTTAGCGCCGCTCAGGTTGGCTCCGCTCAGGTCGGAGCCGCTCAGGTTGGCTCCGCTCAGGTTGGCTCCGCTCAGGTTGGCACCTCCCAGGTAAGCACCTCTCAGGTTGGCTCCGCTCAGGTTGGCTCCGCTCAGGTAAGCACCTCCCAGGTAAGCACCTCTCAGGTTGGTGTTGTACAAATCGGCGTTGCTCAGGTCGGCGTTGCTCAGGTTGGCACCTCTCAGGTCGGCGTTGCTCAGGTCGGAGCCGCTCAGGTTGGTGTTGTACAAATCGGCGTTGCTCAGGTTGGCACCTCCCAGGTAAGCACCTCCCAGGTAAGCACCTCTCAGGTTGGTGTTGTACAAATCGGCGTTGCTCAGGTCGGAGCCGCTCAAATCGGAGCCGCTCAGGTTGGCTCCGCTCAGGTCGGAGCCGCTCAGGTTGGCTCCGCTCAGGTTGGCTCCGCTCAGGTTGGCACCTCCCAGGTAAGCACCTCTCAGGTCGGCGCTTCTCAGGTTGGCACCTCTCAGGTTGGTGTTGTACAAATCGGCGTTGCTCAGGTCGGCGTTGCTCAGGTTGGCACCGCTCAGGTCGGCGCTTCTCAGGTCGGCGCGTTGTCCTGTTGTTGGGGCAGCCAGCCATAATTTATGATTATCTAATATTTTAGTCAATTCTTGCGGTGTCATAGTTTTAAATCCTTTCCCCGTTTATTTTGTACTCATCATCATCATTATTCTCCAGATAATCCCTGGCGTTTTCCTCCGATGTATCCCAGTTGTAAGCATCCTCCAGCTTGTCATATATCCAGTCCGCAAAAGCTCTAAATGCTTGGGTAATAATCTCTTCCGCGTCGGCGGTCATTTCTTTGCCGTCCTGACGTTCCACCGTCACCTGCATACATCCAGAGTGGTAATAGTGTCCGCGCTGATCTGTTGAGGCGGTGAGCTGGTAAAAATTCCTACTTTGCACCCTTTGTAAGTCTTTTACTATCCGGTGCAAGGTGGTGTCCTGGGGTGCGTAGGCTTTAACCGCTTTCAGCGATCCGGCTTTATACCGATAATTACCCTCATAGCAGGCGCCGTCGCCTTGATGCCAAAACCCCGAATAATAGATATTAGGGCTATAAGTTGTTTCGCCCTTGCTATTTTTACCTGTCCTAGTGTTTATATCTAAGCCAAACAGGTCTGCAATCATGGCGGCGCCCTTATATACCCATTCAGCACCACCAAAAAACTCACTACTTACTTGACACTGTTCTTCAACCAGTTTCTGCTGCACTTTTTCCGGGAGTTCCGAAAATTTGTAAACCGGATAAATGTCTGTTTGTTTTCTCACTTTTAGTTACCTCCTAAGATATCGATCATACACCAAGCCAAAAATAAAACACCGCCGACGATCAAAAGCATAGTCACCTCACACAATTTAATGTTTAAAGTACAGGTAGATACTACCGTGGTTTGTGTAGTTTGTCAAGTTTTCCGCAAGGTCAAATATAGGCCCTATAATTAAGTATAATTAGGTATAACTTCACCCCACAATAATATCACGTTTAGGCTCGACTTTTCGCAGTTAAGCCTGGTGGTTAAGCCTACCACTACAAAACCAGAATACATATAATATAGAAGATAATATCATGCTCAAACGTGTGGTTGGGTGGATCGTGATAGCGCTTTTTAGGTGATTCCAGTGGGTTATGGCGTTGTGTGGGATATCAATAGTATGTGCAAAACACCTTCGTGATAGTACTCCAGGGGTAGGTAAGTGCCAGAAAAACAAAGAAAAGTAGGGCTGTTTGGTGGTATGTAGTATTCTAGTAAGAAAAAGAACAGTACCACGATTGAAGAGCCAATATGTTCATATGGTAGTATATACATTCTTATTGGCACAAAGCCACGCCGAAAAACAGTCGTAAGAACGTATTATACTCGATATGAACGTATTGGCTCTTTGTTGGTACCTCTGTTCTCGTTTTCAAACTAGAATACTATTTTATCTTCTCCTCTGCGCCGACCCGCCTCTATTGGGCATCCAACCCACTATCACGTTAGTTTTTTTCTATTTTGTGTGTTACTATTAAAGGGCTTTTACCACGGCTTTTCAAATTTGACTTGACACCTTCTGAAAACACCCTTATTCTACCAAAAACACCACTTAAAAAGGAGTAAAACATGGCCTACCCAAAAAACGACGCTCTGCGTAAATTCATCATCGACTGTGCATCTGCATTTACGCCGCTCCGTACTATAGGAGACCCATCTGTGGCTAAGATGGTGGCCGCAGAACTGAAAAAAGAATTTCCTGCCCGATCTGACTCGTCGCTATATCAAATCACCTGTTACTATCTGAGGGGCGGCAACAAGAAAACTAAATCTGACTCCAGGCGCACATACACCGCCCGTGAGTTGGCTCACATTGATCTGATGTCGTCTAAGGACCGATCTGCATACGCCACCGCGTCTGGGAGAACACTACGGGCTGTAGACGCGGCTCTGAGCCGGTATAGAAAAGGTATGGATGATTACGCAAACTCAGCACCCTTTTCCGGATCTATGGCTCTTGCCGACATACAAAAACAAGGGTACATCAACTTCAGTAATACCTCTCACCTAAGTATTTATGGCTTTACCCGCGAGTCTGTGGCGGCTGCCAGGGCATTTCTTGCGCATCCTTACGGCATATCACTAAGAGCACCTAACATCCTGTACCATACAGTAACTAAACGCCGTTACGCTATGAGTGGGTCAGAGCAGCAGATGCTTTTAACCGACCCGAAGAACTTTCTTCGTGAGCGCGCTGACGAGATAAAAGCTGGCTGGGTCTGCGCTAATGTAGATCCTGTAGCCGATGGCTCGTTTGACAGCGCCCTCGACGAGATGCCGTCAACAAAGGCATACGAGCGGCGTAAGATTGGTAAAACAGTACACTCCCTGGCGGAGAGACTCACTTCTGTTCTACAGACCCCTGGTTTGGTGGTGGCTAAAAATACAGTAGAGTACAGTAGCCTGGACACGCTGCGTGTGTGGGTGAACTGTGCTCTCGGTAATGCTGCGCTGGGGTTCAACCCATCAGACCCGTCTACGTATATAGACGACACCAAACCGGCTTTGTGTGCCGAGGATAAACATCTACGCATGGTTAAGCCTCGCGTAGAGAGTGGCCCTCTAAACCCCGACAAACCTTTTAACCCGTCAGAAAAAGCCTTGGCGGCGGCGTTAAGGATTCTTAAAAAGAGATAAAAATAAAAAGAGATAAAAATAAAAAGAGATAAAAATAAAAAGAGATAAAAATAAATATTGACATTCAACAATAAATCACTGTAAGGTTCTTTACAAAGACACACTAAAAATGAAAGGAGAAACAAAATGAGTAAACCTGAAACCATGATGATTGACAATGTAAAGTACGTACGTGATGACTCAGTCCAGCAAGTACCGCAACCGACTGGAGCCATTAAGATCGTCATCCTCCCACGCGGGTGGAACATGGTCGGCCACTTCTCTCAAGAGGGGTCGAAATGTAAGTTGGAGAAAGCCTCGGTTATACGCCGCTGGGGTACAACCCAAGGACTTGGTGAGCTAGCTTTAAAGGGGCCGCTGGCAGACACCATCCTTGACCCTTGCCCTCTGCCTGTGGAGTTCCACGAGTTGACCGTTATCGCCACCATGGGTTGTGTGGAGGGTGTATGGACATCCAGACTTTAACCGAAGGTTTATGTCAGACCACGTACGGAAACGGCAACGGAAACGGCTATGGCTATGGCTATGGCTACGGCAACGGCAACGGCAACGGCTATGGCTACGGCAACGGCAACGGCGACGGTGATGGCGACGGCTATGGCAACGGCTATGGCAACGGCAACGGCGATGGCTACGGCGATGGCAACGGCGATGGCTACGGCGATGGCTACGGCTATGGCTTTTAAGGAGATCTTATGAACCAACCGGAATTAACCAAGAAACAACAGGACGCAGTAAAAAGGGTTGACCGATCACTCATGGACAACCAGCTCACCACCTACTCTGTAATGGAGAACCAACTTTACATGGCCCTGACAGCCGCCTTGGAGTCCGTTGAGATGGGTAAACAGATCGTGACCTGTTTGGACAGGGAAGAGGCGGAGAACAAGATCCTGCGTGAGCAGTTAGAGAAGGCTGACAAGATGATCGAGATGTTAAGGGGGGATGCACCCATATGATCGGACCAAGCACTGTAACCGAGCAGAACTATCCGGAGTTTAAAAAGCTCTATAAGAAAGCGGCAGATAAAAAGCTGGAGTCCTTCATGTTTCAAAGCAGTGAAGTTTTGACCGGCTACGCAAAATATCTCTGCGAGTATGTAGAAACGCAGCGAGGGTGGAAGCCGTGATTGTTTAGCTATTTTACAGGAGGGTACTATACATGAGTGATGAGGAGATGGAGCAGGTTGGGTGCAAATGTTACCGGCCAGGTGATCAAGGTTTTGAAGCGCTGGCTGCGCGGATTACACCGCTGGAGTTAACCGAAGGTTTATGTCAGACCACGTACGGTAACGGCGACGGCAACGGCGACGGTGATGGCAACGGCAACGGAAACGGCTATGGCAACGGCAACGGCTATGGCTACGGCAACGGCAACGGCGATGGCTACGGCAACGGAAACGGCTACGGAAACGGCGACGGTGATGGCAACGGCTATGGCAACGGCGATGGCTACGGCGATGGCGATGGCAACGGCTATGGCTTTTAAGGAGATCTTACGAGCCGACCAAAACTTGCCAAAGAGCTAACTACTTCCGAAAGCTGGCCGCAGGGCTGGAGTACACGGATACAGCAAAACATCTTTGGCACAGGATTTATATCAAAACATTTACATCAGCAAGCACAGCCCCCGTATTATCGAGGCTTTGGGCGGAAGACACAAGCCTGATACATACCGACATCACCACTTACGTACAGACGGGAGTTTGGACAGGATTTAATCAGGAGTTTTTACCGACTGTTGCACTGTCTACACAGATAACATTAGCTGCTGGACAGTCTATGCTCGCGGTCTGTATTTCTGGCGGACCTATGACGGATGTTGAGCTGAGGTTGCACACGTAACGCTTGAGCGTTACCAGCCGGTACTACGCCTGGCCATCTTATTCAGAAGGAACGAAGCATGAAATTCTACGAGTGGAGCATGTCAGATGACTATAAAGCACAGAAGTACCGCCAGCGTCTCAGGATGGCGGGGATCGAAGAAGAAAAGGAAGAATTGAGCAGTGAAGAAATCGCAGCATCGCACGCATGGGAAGCCGGGATTGAAGAGGGCAAGCGCCAAGCTGCGCAAACTCTTTCCGAGTTGGTAACACGCGGGATGCCGAGGGTAGATTTACCATTCAGATAACGGCTTGAGTACAGCGGCGGGCCTTATCGCCCGCTGCTACGATTTGTTATGATCCGATTGCCACCGTCCCCGGCATAAATAAAAATGCACAATGTGCATTATTTTTATTGACACCAGATACACAACGTGTATAATGTAACTCAGATGGACAATAAATCTGAGGAGGAAAACAAAATGAAAACTTACAACCCTACCCGCTACAACGAACTGGACCAGAGAGCAATGAAGGATTTTACGGTTTACAACATGCTGCGTTGCACCGGCGATTTGAGCCCCGAGGAAATCGCAGAATACAACGAGCTGACTACGCAGAACGCTATTATTGGTCGGCTGGCAAAGAACATTTATGAGCAGGCTATAAACCTCGACTTGGAAAACGTCAAGAAGGTCCTTCGCAAACTCCGGGGAAGTGAAACGATGGTAGTGACCAAGGCAATCATGGCCGAAGTCTACGAGCTTGACGATGTAGAGCCTTTCCGTGTGCCGACATCCTGCCAACAAGAACTCGCCGAAAAGATTGCTGCTTGGTTTGCTCAGGGCGGTCACGAGCTGTGAGCACTGCCAAGGAACTCAGAGAGGCCCGCGAAGCTGCGGGCCTCAGCATGAAGCAAGCGGCGGAGAACTCCGGCACACCATACCGAACTTGGCAGAGCTGGGAAACCGAAGGTCGCGACGGTCGCAGACCTCCGGGGATTGCTTTTTCCTGGCTGGCCCTGTGGGTGAAGCAACATCAAGGATCATAACGAGTTGAGGCACACCAGACGGCCTTATGGTCTGGTGCTGCCGATGGTTAGCCAGATTCAGGAGGATAGTATGGGCGACATGGGTGATTTTTGGAAAGATGTCAAACCGGAAATGCAAGCCAGAAGCAAAGACAAACGTGCCAACAATCGGGAACAACCCGCGCAATACCTAACAAATGTAGGCATTCCTTTCACTTCCAATAACCACGGCGCACACCTGATAGTCGAGGGCAAAGACTGTTTCATTGATTTCTGGCCGGGAACTGGCAAATGGATCAGCCGCAACAAAGAATCCGGTTTCGGAGTGCGGAACCTAGTTAATTTTATTACTGGCTAACGACTAAGCGCACCGGCAAGCGGAGCGCAGACCGTGTGCCGCGACTGGTTATGTGGCCGGAAGTGGCATACAAATTTATTTTCACTCGCCGCATTATTTCTCTTGCACAACATAACTAGTTATGATAAATATTGACTATCAAATCAATTCGGAGGTAGTCGCCATGTGCCACACAGAACCATTCCACATTTTTAAAGCCAACATCTTTGAACTGGTGAAAAAGAATGTCCCATCCGTGACTATGACATGGCTGGAAAAGCATAGCAGCCGGATAGTTTTATACTGGAATTGTGGCGAGGGTTCCGCCACTGCTGCCGAAACTATCACGGCATTCGCTGCCGCTGAATTCAGCAAAACATATTGTGGTAAAGAAAAATCACCTATGGCGATGGCTATAGCAATTCACCATTTTTAAGGGGGATGAACAATGAGAGAACACGAGGCGCATGAATACCGCGAACGGATCAAGAAACTCGAAGAGGAAAAGAAATCGTTGGCGACTGAAAACAAGGGACTCCGTAAGGAACTGAACAAGGCGATGGACAAGCTGGAAGACTTGGAGGGTATCTGAAAATGTATATCATCAATGGTAAATATTGGGCTTCATCTCTGCCGGATTTGGGGCCAAAAGACTTGTATATTGACGTTACTTACTTGATCGGAACTTTGACTCCTGAAATGTTGGTAAAGCTCCGCGCTGCGATTAACGGCAAACTGAGCAAGCGCAAAATAACACCGGAACAACAGGCAAAAATGCAGGCCGCAAGGCAAAAGGTCACATAACGAGTTGAGGCACACCAGACGGCCTTATGGTCTGGTGCTGCCGATGGTGCCATGAAATTAAGATTTGCAAGATTTGAGTTCAAAAAAGAAGATTTCTGGATAGGGATATTCTGGAAGAAAAACGCATGGTGCAACGGAGAATCCCTCGATATTTGGATTTGTCTGTATAAGCTGGTTATATTCGGAGGTTGTTATGCACTGGAGGGAGCAGCAGAGAAAAAGAAACAGAGAAGGTACGTCGTTTATTATGGGTATGTGTTTCTTGGCCTTAATAGTCATGACTCACTCTTGTACGCGAGAGCCTCAACCAGCTCTCATGACCAAACCTATATACACACCGTACACAAGCGACGAACTTAAAATAATAGCTGAGAGGACATACACCAATGCAAGAGAATACCACCGATAAATACTGCGCGGACCCATGTTGTGGTAAAGTGCTGGTACAAGGCGGTCAAGAGACCAAGTATAACTGGACTAAACGCATGTACTGCGGGAGATCGTGTGCTAGACAGCACCAAGTAGACAAAGGCAACACCACAGGCAGAAAAAATAACAGGTTTGCATACCCACAAGCACACCTGTAAAGGCGATAAAGTTCTTGACAAATAAGCAATAACCAGTCAGAGTACAGCCTTCAACGAGTGAGCCTCTCGAAGAAGCTCGCCAGTTGTTATATCGAGAGGAGGTGCACATGAAAAAGTAAACCTTAAAAACCTTGTGAGGTAGAAAATCGGCGGCGTCCTTGGTGGGATCGCCGCCTTTTCAGGTGAAACTTTCGAGTGATAGCGAGACGTAGAAAGGCGCACCACGACATGATTGATTTTAATGCGCAGGTAGTTGGATTTGACCTCGAAACGCAGGGAGTAAGACCTGAGTACGCACTACAGCCGTGGAGAGCTGTGACAAAAGAAGCGTGGATCAGTGCGGTAGCCTACACCAAGGGCGAAGTATCTCAAGGGCAGCTCTACCCCTCCACTGAGTCGATCAAAGCTGTCCTGGAGGCGGTGGTGAAGTCTGGTGCTTACGTCTGCGGTTGGAACGTCGCATTTGACTGCTCATGGGTGTGTGCGCTGGGTCTTGAGGATCTTGCCTTCGAGATAAAGTGGTTGGATTCTATGTTGCTCTGGCGTCATCTTGTCGTTGAACCTGAGGGTGATGATGTACCGGCGACCAAGCGCAAGTCATATAAGCTAGAAGCAGCGATGCATGAGTTCTTCCCAGCAGAAGCAGGATTCAAAGAGTTCAAGAACTTCGCCACGCAAGACCCAGAAGAGTTGAAGCAGCTACTATTCCGCTGTAAAGAGGATACCCGCTTCGCTGTACGACTTGGTGAAATGTTCTGGCACCAGTTGAGTCCTAAGCAGCAGCAGGCAGCACTGATTGAAGCCCGATGCATCCCGCAGATGGCGCGAGCCAATGTCCAAGGAATTTGGTCGTCAAGAGATCTTGCTGTAAAGTTGCAGGAGAAGCTGGAGGCCGAAGGCGCCGCCGCTCGTGCGTCACTGGTCGCTACTAGCCCAGAGATCGAGGGGGTGAACCTCGGGAGCCCTACGCAGTTGGCAAAACTACTGTTCGATACTTGGGGGCTCCCCTCACTGAAGCAGACCAAAGGCACCAAGACTAATCCTGAGGGGAATAGATCTACAGATAAATATGTACTTTATGAGCTGGCGTTTCAAGATGAACGAGCAAGGTTGTTGAAAGAGGTGCGGGAGGCAAAGGGTAACAACACCAAGTATGCTGTAGCCACTCAGAAGTGTTTAGACTACAATGGCGACGGCTTTATCCGGCCGCAAGCGAGGATCTTCTCAACCTACAGCTCCAGGATGACGTACAGCTCAGACCAGAAGCGTCGAGGCGACAAAGACGCCGGCACCAAGGCCGAGGCGTACCAGATTGGTGTAGCACTGCACCAGTGGAAACGAGGCAAGGACTTCAGGCGCCTGATCCGCCCACCTGAGGGGTATAGTCTTGTTGAGCTGGACTTCGCCGGTCAGGAGTTCGGGTGGATGGCGGTGGCGTCGATGGACGAAACCATGCTGTCGCTCCGGGAGCCGGGAGAAGATGCTCACAGTTATATGGGAGCTCAGATCGCTCAGATTGACTACAAAGAACTGATTGCGAAGGTCGCGGCTGGAGATGATGAGGCGTCGTTTCAACGGAAACTCGGGAAGTTTGCCAACCTCAGTTTTCAATATCGAGTAGGACCCAAGACCGCATTAATGAAAGCACGCACCGACTACGAGATGGACCTTGACGAAACCTTTATCAAGCAGATCCTCGCCACATACAAGGCGACATATAAAGATGTCGCAGGAGCGCCAGGTACAGTCGGCTATTGGGCTAAGGCGATCTATAAAGCCAAAATGCAGGGTTATGCTGAGACGTTTGCCGGCAGACGGGTACAGCTCAAAGGGACGTGGTCTGGTCGGGACGCATGGCCGATGGAGAGTACCGCCATCAACTACCCGATTCAGGGGACGGGCGGGGACCAGAAATACCTTGCGCTCGCTGTAGCGAGGACGCCGGAGATGCTGCGGAGGTTTAACGGCTATACATATTTTGAGCTTCACGACGGCTTATTTTTCATTTTCCCGCACGCTATAGCTCAGAAAGCCGCCGAGGTTTTCCGTACCACACTGTCAAACCTACCCTACAAGCAGGCATGGGGCGTCAACCTGCCGATTACCTTCCCTGTTGATGCAAAGATCAGCTCTGAGTCGTGGGGCGATCTGAAAAATATTTGACGCTCACCAATAATATTTAAATAAAGTTCTTTACAAAGAGATTCTTTATGTGCTACGGTCTGAATCAGGAGGTATTCGTTATGAACTGCCCCAGGTGCTCAGGGAGAATTGAAGAGGCGACCCGTACTTACGGGCTTATGGGTAAGATTTATGTCTACATCTCCTGCCCTTTTTGTATGTACGACGCCACAGCGGAACTTGATATCAAAGACTTCATGGAGGAGTAAAATGCTGAGACTGAAACCTAACGGAGTGCTGGAGAAGGTCAAAGGGCCGACGGTGTTAGAACTAGATGAGAAACTTGATTGCGCCCGACGCAGACAAAAGGAAGCACGTAAAAGAGTGCAGAAGGAGGTTGATAGGTGATCTATGCCCACCAAATAACATTCCAGCAGCTCCAAGCGTCCAAGGAGGCAGTCTGCGATCTTCAGGGCCGGATGATCGGCGGTCCTGATACCAAGATGGAATCCGACTGGACGAAGTGGGTGTTGTGGCAGAAAGCGATCCAGAAAGCCCCTGTTGGCTCAGTACCACCTGATGTTATGGCGTATTTTCAGAAGACCAAAGGACTGACAAAGGTGCCTACACGAATCGATGTTGAGGATGCAATTTTAATAACACCAGCACCACCACCATACAATATCGAAAGCCAAGGACTCCAAATGACTCAAGCCAAACCCTTCACCCCGCCAAGATTCACATGGTCCTACACCTCAATGGCTGAGTTCCTGACCTGTCCCGCGCAGTGGGCCGCCAAGCGCTATTTCAAGACCATCAAAGATGTCGAGTCTGAGGCGATGCGGGTCGGCAACATGATCCATGAGACAGCGGAACACTATCTGAAGTCCAAGATTGGCCAGACCTTCAAACCATCCAGCATCCACACACAGTACCTGCCGGTTGTCCAGAAATACTGCGACGCCTTGGTCGCCTCCGGCGCCGAACTGCACGTCGAGCGCGAGATGTGCTTCGACAAGCAGATGAAGGTATCAGCATGGAAGGCTTGGGACACTGTATGGGTCAGATCGAAAGCGGACGTACTTGCCCGAAAAGACCAGCGCCTCTCGATTGTAGATTGGAAAGGTTTGGCACTAGACACACCACTACCCACCCCAACTGGGTGGACAACTATGGGTGATGTGTGTGAGGGAGATAAAGTTTTCGGTGCCGACGGCAAACCGTGCACTGTTACCGGGAAATCTAAAATAAAAAATTTACCTTGTTATGAGTTGACCTTTTGTGATGGATCTACAATAACATCCGATTGTGAGCACCTATGGGAAGTTCGGGAGCGTACAAGCAAAAATGTATATAAACCTAGAATAGTATCCGCCCACGATTTATGTGCTCTAACTGAATTTAAGAAGCTAAATGTGCGTTTATCACAACCACTACTGCCCGTCGGCGAACCAAGTGGCTTACCCTTCTATACTATCGGGTGCTGGCTTGGAGACGGCAAACACACAGACGGCTCGATTAGCAAAGGCGACCAAGGTATATTCGACCACATTATTGAAGAGGGCCTGTTTGTAAAAGAGCCTCAGAAGTGTATAGAAGGTAAGTGCCCTACGCGGACGGTTATCGGGCTTAGAACGCTACTTGGCAAAGAAGGATTACTTGGGAATAAACACATCCCAGCGAGGTGGCTCAGATTTTCGTATGAGGATAGGGTAGCGCTCCTCCAAGGTTTAATGGACACTGATGGGTCATGGAACTTTACACGGACGCAAGCAGTATTTTGTACTGTGAACAAATCTTTCGCTGACGAAGTTTTTGAGTTATTGGTGACTCTAGGCCAACGCCCTACCATACACACTATTGATGGTTTTGGTTTCGGAAAAGCGGTCAGATCATATGATATAACATTCACCCCCATAGGACTCACACCATTTCGGGCAAGTATTAAAAAAGAGAAGTTTGAAAAGTACCCTTCTAAAAACCCTCGTACGTATCGCCAGATCAAGTCGGTAAAGTTGGTGCGCTCTGTACCGACCCAGTGCATCAAGGTGGACTCTTCCGACAGCATGTATTTGTGCGGAAAAGCGATGATCCCCACGCACAACACAGGCAAGTATAAAGAAGACTTCCTCCAGCTCAAGATGTTCGCAGTGTTCGCTGCTCTGACCCCAGGCTTTGAGGACGTTCAGGAGTTCGACCCGAAGTTTATCTTCACCAAAGAGGCAGCACCCAAAAACATTCTGCGTCTGCCCGAGCCGATAAAGAGGAGTGAACTCAAAGGTGTACTCGGGGAGATCCTCGGCGTGGTGCGTAGGATGGAGGCTGCCTGGGAGGGTGGTAATTTTCCCGCAAAGCGGAACGGGTTGTGCCGCAATTACTGCGCAAATACGGACTGCGCACATTGCGGCGGTTAGATCATAATCTCGCTGGTGACGTAACCACATCATTTTAGGAGGATCAAAGTGAACAATATTGAATATGGAAACAGACTGATTCGGCTCGGCAAGCTGATGAAAAATGAAAAGACAAAACTTAAAGACCTCGTACATGCATCTTTAGACTGCGGTTTAATTTACACGTATGGGCTGACCCCACAACCGCATGTGAGTGTTGAGTTAGATTTGAATGGGCCAGATGTGCCGCCCCCACACCTCGAAGAGATAACTGGCAAAATTAGGGACATACCGGTCAAGTCACTGGTTCCGGTGATCGACCAGGTACGGATTGCGGCTGCTACATTCGAGAGGACTACCGGTAAAAAGCCAGTGAGCGTCTATCTCGGCTATTCGGAGTGGGCAGACCTCAAAAGTTCCGATTGGGCACGACAACAGTATGTCGAAACTCGGGAACCGACGGCGGACGGCAAACGCATTTACGTGGTAACGCAGAACTCACATCTTGTGGTTGCATAAAATCACCTGTGGAGGGTACATGGAAAATCTTAAAACAGTCGGCGACTATATTCGCAAACTACAAGAGTTCCCAGAAGAATGGCCTGTAAATGTCTCTACACCCGCAGGCGGTGGAGTTGCTATCGAACACCGTGAAATAAAAGGAAATCCGGTTGTCGCAATTTTCGGTAGCAACGGTGGACGGTTCGGAGAGAACCCTTTAACCGAACAAGAGTACATGAATAAGTCCGGCCAGTTTATGAGTATGTGGAATAACCCGCGCTACTCTTACACATCCATTCACGGCGACCATAGGATGTACCATCCGTCCGGACAAAACGATACTTGCTATGGTACACATTTTGACCGCCGTGTTGTTGAGCGTATGGTGTCAGAAGGGCTAATACCTGCCGACAAAGTTGACGTTGAGCGGGTGCGACATTGTGAGGCATAACGGCTTGAGGTCGCCATGAAAATAAAAGATAAAAAATAAATCAGATGGTGGATGTGTGCGAAAAGGGGTGCCCGAATCGTCCGTGTTACTGGCCCAGACAAAACCCAGGCTCATTCGTTCAAGGTCGCGGATACAGGAGTTACAGGGATAAACGCGACAAAGAGTACATCTGCGGGACTCGAAACATCCACGGGTGCCCAGACGATTATTGATAGCAGCTTTTAAATCACAAGCAAGCGAAGCGGAGTCGGAAATGAGTAATATAACGATCAAGCGTTGGTTATGCCGGCGCTGCAAATTAAGGAGGTAGTCATGGCAGCAATTACAGTACTAGTCGAATACGAGGATACAACGACCATCCCGTCATTTAACGCTGGGATGGAAGTTCTTGGCGGGAAAATCACCCGCGTCCAATTTTCTAACCTTTTCGCTGAACTTGATTTAACGGTTCCGGTGCGCCAAAAAATCTTGATACTGCTTGACCAAATGGAAGAGTCAAACGACAAAGTATGTAAAGAGATTTCAGGGTCTGAAACCATATCAGAAGACGATGCCTGGCAGTTTAACGGACTTGCCATGACGAATAATGCAATCAGAGAAGTTCGCAAACGGATAATTGAACTGTTCTGATCAGCATAACGCTTGAGGGTCAAACGGGAGCGAAGCGAAACTGATTGCAGCGTATGGCTATGGTGCGCTGTTGAACGGAGGAACAGTCGCTGTGGTGCTCCTTGGTTTAAATCCACATAACGCTAACGGTTAGCCGATAGGCGGGTTATGCCCGCCAATTCTTCATCATGGAGGTAGGTTGTGATTGATAAATTTTGGGAGCCAGTGGCAGACCTCGAACTGATGGTACTCGACCTGGACAGCGAGCCCATGAAAGATGACCCCGAAGATCCGCAAGAATATGGGTGTGTGGTAATAGGTTTTGATCTGACCGACCCTGAAGGCTGCCGGTCGATCCTGACTATCACAGCAGATAACGACCGAGAGGCAGACGTAGAATTTGCAAAACTGATAATCAAAGGTTTGCAGGCTCTCATACCATCTGAAACACCAAACAGGAGGAAACAATGACAACCTACGAACCAGTAAACTCAGGGCATGTCGCAGCGATGGCATGGGAGGACGAAACCATGCTTGTCCGATTTAAGTCAGGCGATGAGTACGCTTATCACGGGATATCCTTCGACACTTTTGAAGCAATCAAGGAAGCACCTTCGGTCGGCAAGGCGCTCAATGCCTGCGGCGTGAGAGGTAATAAGATATGAGAATATTTGCTTTAAGCGGTAAGGCTGGTAGCGGCAAGACATCTTTCGCACAGCACGCAGTTAAAGTGTTTGGAGGCGCCAAGCTAGCCTTGGGCGACGCAGTCAAAGAAGAGGTTGCTGAGTTTTTGGACTCCTGCTTGGTATCGTACGAACAGCGCCATCTCTACGGTACCCAAGACGACAAGGCTGAGATATTCTCAGTGCTCGCCGGTGACTGGCTCCGGACTGACTATAGGCTCAGAAGGATACTCAACCCACACACTAAATTCGATGGGGTTTCAGTATCTATGTCGTATCGTAAGCTATTACAGCTCTGGGGCACCGAGTATCGCAGGAGTCAGAAGGAGTCATATTGGTCTGACAAAGGCCGCGAGAAGATCCTCGCCACACCAGGACTGGTATTTATTGACGACCTAAGATTCTACAACGAAGCAGAGCTGATTCAGGATCTTGGTGGTGTGTTGATCAGGATTGAACGCCCTGGCGGGCCATTTATCTCGACTCCCGACCACCCCTCGGAAACTTCGCTCGACGGCTACAACATGTTCAACTGGACATTGTGGAACGGCGCGACGCTAACCGAGTTCCAGCAGGAAGTCGAGAAGATTATGCGGGTGATGATATGACGGGTGAAGGACTGGTCAAGCAGGAAGTCAAGGACTACCTCAACTCCATCGGATGCATTTCGGCCACGAAGGCGCCGCTGGTCACACCGGCACACCATGGTTGGTACTTTATGCCGGTGACTAATGGTATGGGTGTGAGTGGCATTCCGGACTTTCTAGGTCAGTATCGAGGCAGGTTCTTCGCCATCGAAACCAAAGTCGCCAAGAAAGACCCCACGCCACTGCAATGGCATCAGATCAACGCCCTCAATATCTCAGGCGGCAAGGCGTTTGTCGTGCGAGGGTTGGGGGGTCTTGCAGAGCTAAAAGAGTGGGTGGCTAAAATAAACAAGATGTAAAGTTCTTGACGGTAAGAGATGTTATGTGCTAGGAAGACCTACATGCGAAAAATATGTCAAGAATGTAAAGATAGAATCAGCGCCAGAGTGAAGTACGTCGTCACGGCCAAGTGTGTAGATGGTAAAATAACCATCTCTGTCGGTGGCCCCTACGAGGGCAAGAAGTATAAGATAATGGTTATGGAGGAGGTAGATTGACACCCCAAATTACTGAATCGCAACTCAAACACATCTTCCTCCAACAGAAGCAAGGGCTACCGCGGGTTTAGCGTGGAGAAGAGTAGCGGAGGCGAGCATAGTCTACACAGATTTAGGTATATCGAAAGGTATGGAGCACGGCATTGCAGA